TAAAAGCAAATTTAAAATCATTTTTACAAGATCAATCAGAATTCCAAGACTATGACTTTGAAGGTTCTGGTTTTGCTGTCTTATTAGACTTACTTGCTTACAACACACACTACCTAGGTTTCAATGCTAATATGTTAGCAAATGAAATGTACCTTGATAGTGCTGACATCAGAAAAAATATTGTATCATTAGCAAAGATGTTAGGTTATACACCTACATCACCTAAATCACCTACAGCAACAGTTGATATTTTGATGAATAATATTGCTTCATCTGTTGCAACTATCACTATGGCAAAAGGTACAGCATTTACAACTACAGTTGATGGTGAAACTTATCAGTTTGTTACAAATGCGGAACACACATTAACTCCAACAAATGGTATTTACAAATTTTCTAACATATCTATTTTTGAAGGTACTTTAGTTACATTTAAATATACAGTTGATAGTACAGATGTTGACCAAAGATTTATTATACCAAGTGTAAGCGCAGATACGTCAACTCTAAAAGTATCTGTACAGAATTCAGCTAGTGATACTACTACTAGCACATACACATTAGCAACTGGTGTGACTAGTATATCAGCAACATCAAAAGTTTATTTTTTACAAGAAATGGAAGATGGTAAGTTTGAAGTTTATTTTGGTGATGATGTATTAGGAAATAAATTAGACGATGGTAACATTGTTATATTAGAATATATTGTATCAAATAAAGATGAAGCAAATGGAGCTAGTTTATTTACTCTATCTGGTAGTATTGATGGTTTCTCAGATGTTAGTATTACAACTGTGTCAAATGCTCAAGGTGGGGCTGAAGCACAAACAAAAGAATCAATTAGATATAATGCACCTTTACAATACTCAGCACAAGACAGAGCTGTAACAACTGGTGATTATGAAACGATAGTACAATCATTGTATCCTAACGCACAATCAGTTTCTGCTTGGGGTGGAGAAGATGATGAGAACCCAGTTTATGGTGTAGTAAAGATTGCTATTAAAGCAGCGTCAGGTTCTACTTTAACAAATACAACTAAAACAGATTTAGTAACTCAATTAAAAAAATATAATGTTGCTGCTGTTAGACCAGAAATTGTTGATCCAGAAATTACTAAAATATTATTAACAAGTAATATAAAATTTGACGCAAAAAGCACAACTAAAACAGCTGATACTTTAAAATCAAATGTATTAACTACATTAACAAATTACAATACAAATACACTATCACAATTTGATGGTATCTTTAGATACTCAAAAGTATCAGGTTTGATTGATGCAACAGATAGTTCTATATTATCTAATATAACAACTTTAAAAATTAGAAAAGATTTTACGCCAACATTATCAACTTCTACAAAGTACAATGTTTATTTTAGAAACGCATTATACAATCCACACTCTGGTCATAATGCTACTGCTGGTGGTATATTAGAATCATCTGGTTTTAAAGTATCAGGTGATAGTTCAACAATATTTTATTTAGATGATGATGGACAAGGCAATATAAGACGTTATAGTTTTTCAGGTGCAACTAGAGTTTATGCAAATGAAACTCAAGGCACTATTGATTATGATACTGGCGCAATAATTATTAATTCATTAAGTGTGTTAAGTATAGAAAATATTAGAGGCGCAGCTTCATCTAAAATAGAATTAACAGTTTTACCTTCTTCAAATGATGTAGTACCAGTGAGAGATCAAATATTAGAAATTGATACAGCAAATTCATCTATTACAGTAACTGCTGATACTTTTGTTGGAGGTTCTGCTGACGCAGGAGTAGGATATACAACAACAAGTAGTTACTAATGGCTAAGTTTACCAAAAAAATAACCAATCTTATAAATCAACAAGTACCAGAATTTGTACTTGCCGATCACCCTAAATTTTTAGAGTTTGTCAAATCGTATTATAAGTTTATGGAATCCGCGGAGATTACTCTTGCGAATATAGAATTAACAGATGGTATTCAATTAGAAACTGAAACAGCACAAACAAATAGTTTAGTATTAAACGCTTCAAAATTAGATACAGATAGAACATCTTTAGATGAAGGTGATAAAATATTATTAGAAAATTCTACTTATGGAAAATTTCAAAGAGGTGAGATAGTCACAGGACAAACTTCAAATGCAACTGCAACTGTATTATCAGAAGATTTAGTTAATAATAGATTATTCATATCAGCGCAAGATAAGTTTATACAAGATGAGGTTATCATAGGAGCAACTTCTACAGCAAGAGCAACTATATCTAATTATAGACCTAATCCTGTAAATAATATACAAGACTTATTAAACTTCCGTGATCCTGATAAAGCAATATCAAACTTCTTAACAAAATTTAGAAATGAGTTTTTAAATACTTTACCTGAAACTTTAGATGGTAATGTTAATAAAAGAAAACTTATTAAAAACATTAAATCAGTTTATAGAGCAAAAGGTACTCAAAGAGGACATGAAGTATTTTTTAGATTTTTATTTAATTTAGATTCTGAAACAATTTATCCTAGAGAGCAAATGTTAAGGGTATCAGATGGTCAATTTGATACGAAAAAAATATTAAGAGCCATTGGAACTGTAGGAGATACGTTAGATTTAATTGGTAGAACAATTACAGGTCAAACATCTGGCGCAACTGCTATAATAGAAAATATATTTAAATTTCAAATAGGCTCTAACACAGTAACAGAATTTATATTAAACGAAGATACAATTACAGGTACTTTTGTAACATCAGAAGAAGTAAGAGGTACATCTTCAGATACTTCAGATACTTTTATAAAAGCAACTGTCACAGGTATACCAGATATTGTTTCTATTACAAATAATGGTAGTCTATTATCACCTGACGATGCTATTACATTAACGGGTGGCGGTACATCTGCTATTATTCAAGTTGATAACGTAGGATCAGGAAAAATTACAGAGTTATTAATAGATGACGCTGGTTCAGGTTATGCCATAGGTGATGATATAACATTTACAAACACTAATACAAATGGTGGCGGTGCCATAGCAAAAGTATCAGTTGTTAATGGTGGTATTACACCAGAGAATGGAACAACAGGCGCAACATCAACAGATCATATAGTATTAGAAGATGAAACTGTTAGAGGTGATGTATATACAGGAAATAAAATTGTACAAGAAGCTGGATCAGGTAATGAAGATATTACAGATATAAGAATTATAAGTGGTGGTAGTGGTTATACATCTTTACCTACAGCCGTAGTTGGTGGAACAGGTTTAGGTGCTAAAGTAATACCTTATGGTACAGAAATAGGAAGATTACTTAACACTAAAAAAATTGAAACAGGCGCAGGTTATGAGGCCTCACCTAGTCCAACAATGAAATTACCTAGTGCGATTATTATAAAAGATAAGATAGGTAATTATACAGTAGGAGAAACAATTTCAGGTGTTGATAGTAGTTCATCAGTGATAACTGCAACAGTAGTATCATTTGATAGTGCTAGAAATTTATTAAAAGTATCTAATGCAACTGGAGAGTTTTTAGAAGACACACCTATTACAGGTGCATCATCAGAAGCAACATCAACAGTAATGAAAAATGATTTATCAACTGCCACAATTACAGTTAATGCTGTTGTAGATACTGCTGGTGTATTTTTAAATGAAGATGGTCACTTATCAGAAACAACTATGAAGATACAAGATAGTTTATACTATCAGGATTTCTCTTATGTAATTAAAGTAGGTCGTTCTATTAATGACTGGAGAGATAGTTTTAAAAAGACTATGCATACAGCTGGTTTTTACTTTACTGGACAAGTTGATATTGCTACACAGGTTAATAACCAAATTAGAAGTTTCACAGGTGTTAATAGTGGAATAGAATTTGATCCAGGTATTGATCTAGTTATCAATACTTTATTCTCTAGTATCTTTGGTAGAAGATTGGGTACAGTAGATGATGGTACTACATTAAGAAGTAATCCAGAATTAGGTGTAGATCCTGACTTTACAGATTCAACTACTGAACACTTTACAGCGAACACTAGAGATTTAACTTTGAAAAGATCGCTTACAATGAGATTTAGTTTGAATAGATTTCCTATCACTATAAGAGGAACAGCGAATAGATATGGTTATGCGTATTGTGGACCAAGAATGCATACCATCAACAAATACGCACTAAATATGATGAGTGGTAGTGGGGGTAGAGCTCAAACAACTACAATAGGGGGTGCCTCAGATAGTACAGTCACTACTGCTATCTCACCTATGCAAATGTCAAATTGGGCTAATTTTAGATTAACAGGAACATACAATACAAGTTTTGACGGTGAATTAGTACAGTTCCAAGATATAACAAATAAGGATTTAAAAACAAATTTAGCGCTACCTACGGAAATCACCGAAAGTTAGTGTATAAATATAAATGTAAAAAGAGGAAACAATGCCAGCTATAATAACAAACAAATTTAGAGTTCACAACCAAGAGCAGTTTGTGGAATCATTCACAGAAAGCGCAGCTAATGTGTATTACTTAGGAATAGGTAGACCACAAGCATACGCAACAGCAACAAGACCAGACGCAAGAACAGATAACTCAGGTTCAGACGCAAGTCCATTAACACCTGTAGATTCTATAGGAGACGAGTTTTATCACTTTGATGATTTGCTGGCAGCTAAAAAAGTGACAAGTTCAGATGTTTCTATTGTTATTCCTCGAAGAAACTGGGCAACTGGTACAGTTTATGATTATTATAGACATGACTATGGCAATAGAGTAACAGGCGGTACATCTACTCAAACAGCCAATAGTGGTGCAACAAGTTTATTTGACGCAACTTTTTATGTTATGTCAAGTGCTTTCAATGTGTACAAATGTTTAGATAACAATAGTGGCGCTAACTCAACAGTAGAGCCAACTGGTACATCTTCATCTATACTTACAACTGGAGATGGATATAAATGGAAATATATGTACACTTTATCTGCGACTCAACAATCAAACTTTTTATCAACAGACTTTATGGCAGTTGCTACTAACTC